CTGCATCTCAGCGCCGGGGCGCTGGCCGGCATCGTCCTCGCTCTCAGCGCTGTGCTCACCCTTTTCGTGCGCAGTGCGTCGACCTCCAAGGTCTACCCGAACCTGCCGTCCGGGACCGAGGTCGCGGTCACCGGCACCCAGGACAAGGTGATCGTGGCACCGAGCCCGCCAGGACCAGTCGGGATCGAGGGTGGGCAGGGCTGATGGAGCCCACCTGGCACCTGCTCGCGTTCGTCGGGCTCTCGGTGTCTGCGCTGCTGCTGGTCGATCACCTGTGGTCTCGGTACGTGGAGCGACGAGCTCGCCGACGGCGGTTGGAGGCGAGGATCGACGAGCTGAAGCGGGAGGCTCGGCGCCGACAGGCCGAGCGCCCCACTCTGAACACCCGCGGTCGGGCCCCGTGATGCGGAGGCCGAGCGGGCAAGCGGCATGGGCCGGGGTGTGCGCATCCACCCCGGCGTCGCCGCACCTGGAGCGCAAATGACCGGCCGACCTCCGAAGCCGACCAGGCTGAAGGTCCTCGAGGGAACGACTCGCAAAGATCGAGCCAACCCGGCCGAGCCGAAGCCGCCAGCTGCGCGAGCCAAGGAGGCTCCGCCGAGCTGGTTGCGCGCGAGCTCGCATCCGTGGTGGAAGCGGATCCGCCCGCTGCTGGTGCAGATGCAGGTCCTGACCGGGGCTGACCCGGTCGCGCTCGGACTGCTGTGCGACGCGCTGGCCGACTACATGAAGGCGCGGGCCGTCGTCGAGAAGGAGGGTGCCACCTTCGAGACGGAGGGCGACGCCGGCAAGATGATCCGCCAGCGCCCCGAGGTGGCGATCGCCGCCGACTCCTGGCGCCGCGCGAAGCTGATGCTGACCGAGTTCGGGCTCACCCCTGCCGCCCGGGCCAAGGTCACCGCCGCCGACGTGGGACCGGTGGATCCGCTCGAGGAGTGGGAGGCGGGGGCCGCGCGATGAGAGTCCTCATTACTGGCGCTGCCGGCTTCATTGGCTCGCACCTCGCCGACGCGATGCTCTTCGCCGACAACGAGGTGGCGGGCATCGACAACCTATCGACCGGCCGCCAAGAGAACGTCCCCGCTGGCGTCGACCTGACCGTCGGCGACATCCGCCAGCGGGTTCCGCGTGGAAAGTGGGACCTGATCTTCCACTGCGCCGCCAGCTATCGCGACCGCGCGGACTGGGAGGGCGACGCGACGACGAACGTGGACGGCACCATCGCAGTCGTCCGCGAGGCGATGCGCGCCGGCGCCAAGCTCGTCTACTTCCAGACCTCGCTGTGCTACGGGCCAGCTGCGCGCAGTCCGATCTCGCCTGGCGACGCCCTCGCCCCGCAGGGGTCCTACGCCGTCTCGAAGACGGCCGGCGAGGCCTTCATCCGCGACAGCGGCGTCGAGTGGGTGTCGCTGCGCCTGGCCAACATCTACGGGCCCCGCAACCTGTCCGGGCCGCCACCGACCTTCTACCAGCGCCTGGCGGCCGGCAAGCCCTGCACCGTGGTCGATACCCGCCGCGACTTCGTCTACATCGATGACCTGGTCGACGTCGCCCAGCGCGCTGCGGCCTACGGCCAGGGCGTCTATCACGTCTCGTCGGGCAGCGACCACGCCATCGTCGACCTCTACCACGCCGTGGCCGACGCGATGGGCAACGGAGCCCCGGAACCGGAGGTCACGCCACGTGGCGAGGACGACGTCGCTTCGCTCCTGCTGGATCCCGCCGAGACCTTCCTCGGCCTCGGCTGGAAGGCGAGCACCCCACTGGCCGCCGGCATCGCCCGGGCGGTGGCCTGGTACGAGACCCACGGGGTCACCGAGACCTTCACCCACCTGAAAGTAGCGGGGTAGCCATGCTCGTCGATCTCATTCGCTCCGCCATCGCTGACCGCTCCACCGGCAAGGTGGGCATCGTCCTCTCTGGTGGCCTCGACTCCTCCACCGTCGCATGCCTCGCGGATCCGCAGCTGCCGACTTTCACCGGCTACTACGACATGGCCGGCTTCGATGAACGCCGCTTCGCCCGCCTGGCTGCCCACCATGAGCACCACGAGATTCTCATCACCCCCGAGGACTTCGTCGAGCACTTCGACGCGATGGCGGCGCACGTGCGCCCGCCGATTCAGGGGATGGGCACCTTCGGCCAGTACATGGTCGCCCGCTACGTCAGCCACCACGTCGACGTCGCACTCAGCGGCGAGGGCAGCGACGAGCTCTTCGGCGGCTACGCCCGCACCCTGATCGCAGCTGGCGAGCCGCCGATGGACGGCTACGAGAACTACCGCGTCCCCGCCGGCTACCCGGTGCACGACCTGGCCGCGGCGCTGCAGTGGGACCTCGATCGCTTGCCGGACCTCCTCGCCGTCGATGACCAGATGTGTGCGGCCTGGGGCGTCGAGGCCCGCGCTCCGTTCACCGACCCGGCCATCGTCGACTACGCGCTGTCGCTGCCACCGACCGAGCGGGTGGGCAAGCGTCACCTGCGCAAGGCGGTGCGAGGCATCGTGCCCGACGCGATCATCGATCGCACCGACAAGATGGGCTTCCCGGCCCCCTACGCGCTGTGGGCTCAGAACGAGCCCGTTCGGAGCTTCATCCTGCGCCGCATCGGCTATCTGCCCAACCCGACCACCCCGTGGGACCGCAGCTGGTGGTACGACATGTTCAGCTTCAGCGCGCGCGAGGCCGTGGGCTGATGAAGGTCACCGCCGCACTCGCCTGGTACGACGAGCCGCTCGAGCTGCTCGAGGCGTGCGTGCGCGGCGCAGCTGAGATCGCGGACAAGATCGTCGCTGTGGATGGCGCCTACCGGCGCTACCCGGACGCCAAGCCGGCCAGTCCGCCGGCGCAGGCCAAGCTCATCCGGAAGACAGCGGCCGCGGTGGGTCTCGAATGCGACGTCGTCGTCCCCGACAAGCTATGGGCGGGCCAGGTCGAGAAGCGCAGTTTTCTCCTCGAGCGGGCTGCCAAGGGTTCGGACTGGATCGTCCCGATTGATGCTGACCACGTCATCCACGCCAACCGCGAGGCGGCTCGCGCCGAGCTCGAGGAGTACGCAGACGAGCCGCTGGTGGTGCTGCTCACCGTGCCCTTCTACACGCCGAAGGATCCGAAGCGCTCGATCGACGACTCGGCTGCTTCGCACTGGCACGCGGGCCTCGCCGGCAAGCGGATCGAGCACAAGCACATCCTTCGATCGATGCCCGGGCTCCGCGTCGAGCGGTTCCACTACTGGTACACCGGCGTCCTGAGCGGCACCAGGGTGTGGGTGCCGTTCGGCATCGCCCCTTCGGTACGCCGGCTCGGGGCCGCGCCCTACCCGGTCATGGACGCCCAGCCGCTTCAGGCGCCGTACTACGTCGAGCACCTCACCCTGCAGCGCGACGAGAAGCACATCCTCGCCGGCCGCGCCTTCTGCAACGACCGGGTGATGGTCGTCAAGGAGACCGGCCAGGAGGACGACGTTCCGGGCCTCCCAGCGCCGAAGTGGGACTACGAGACGGTGCCGTACTGATGGTCGTGGCATTCGGCGACAGCATCACCTTCGGCCAGTACCTGGCTCCGGCGGATCCGCCGTGGCCGGCATTGATCGAGGGCCACGATGTCGTCGCGGCCGGCGTTCCGTCGGATACGACCCGGCTCGGCCTGGAGCGGTTCCCGAAGGAGGTCCAGGCGCGCCTGCCCGAGGTGGTCGTCATCCAGTTTGGCCACAACGACTGCAACCGCTGGGACACCGATCGCGGCCTGCCGCGCGTATCCCCGGACGCCTACCGAGCCAACCTGGCCGAGATGGTGGCGCGCTGCCGCATGTTCACCGCGGTGCCGCTCCTCTGCACCATCACGCCCACGACCCGGAGCAAGCGTCACGCCGAGGACACCGAGGTCTACAACCGCATCCTGCGCGAGGTGGCGGCTGACGACTTCGTGGACCTCATCGACGTCCGCTCCATCTTTGAGGCCTGGGCAGCTGACCGCGGCGAGGACGATGCGAGCCTGCTGCTGGACGACGGGCTCCACCTTTCCCCTACCGGCCACCGCGTCTACGCGGCAGCTGTGCAGCGCGCACTCGATGCGCACAGTCCGCGATGATCGATCCGACCGCCATCGTCCACCCCGACACGACGATTCACCCGTCGGTGGTCGTCGAGCCGTACTGCCTCATCGGATCGGATCACGGCCACCTCGAGCTGGGTCCGGGCTCGATCATCCGCAGCCACTCGATCGTCGAGGGCGGCTCGATCTACGGCCCGGGCTTGGAGACGGGTCACCACGCGCTGCTGCGCACCGGCAACCAGGTCGGCGCCAACCTCCGCATCGGGACCGGCTCTTCGCTCGAGGGCGGAGCCCTGATCGGCGACTACGTCCGCATCCACGGGCGCTGCGAGATGACCGAGGGCGAGCTGCAGGACTTCGCCCGCATCTACGCCAACTGCTACATCACCGACGTCCGCCTTCCTCCCCCGCCGAAGCGAGCGACCACGCCGGCCACGATCGCCGAGGGCGCAGTCCTGGCCATTGGCTGCGTGGTGATCGCCGGCGTCCGGGTGGGGATGGGGGCCTTCGTCGGCGCCAACACCACGGTCACCCGTGACGTCCCGGATGGCATGGCCCTGGTGGGCGGAAAGCTGA